TGCTAATGTTGGTGCTGAACCGCCTACCCATGTTACAGGGATTGATGTCCAAGTAACTTGGAATAAGGAAGCAGAATCGTTAATCATCAATGTAATAGATTGCCCTGCTGCCCATGTGCCTTGTGTTGGTGTTCTATTAGCACCTAATGTCCATGTTTGTATTGAGCCGTTTGTCGGAGATAAAACTACGCTTGCGCCATCAGTAATTGCAAAGACTTCCTCTGTGTATCCATCATTTAAAACAGCTCCTGATATTGTTGGGCTAGTTAGTGTCTTGTTTGTTAGCGTCTGAGTGTCTGTTGTCCCTACGATTGCGCCAGTTGGTGCTGTTAATGAAGTCCCCCAAGCTGTACCTGTAGATACTGCAATGCCAGCAGAGGGGTAAACCATGCTTCCACCGCCGCCAGTTGATGCAATAGTAATGCTATCTGTGGTTGCGTCTGTTGTAATGGTGATGTTTGAGCCAGCAACCAAAGTAAGTGTGTCGTTATTGCTATCAGCAACTACTGTGCTTTGACCGCTAACCGCAACATTCTTAAATATGTTCTGAGCGCTACCTGTGTCGTTGTTTGTTACAGTAAAGCTAGGATATGTGCCAGTAACAGATATTCCTGTGCCACTAGCAAGTGATACTGTTTGGTCTGGTGCGCTGTTAGTAATGGTAAAGTTTGGATATGTGCCTGATGTGCTGATGCCAGTTCCTGCTGTCAATACAACAGTTTGGTCAGGCGCTGAGTTCGTAACAGTAATTGAGCCACTTCCTGTGATTGGGCTTCCTGATACAGATATACCTGTGCCAGCAGTTACTCCTACGTTTGTAACAGTACCTACGCTTGTGCTACCACCTAGTGATATAGGTGTGCCGTTAATAGTAATACTTGAGTTGGTTAGCGATGAGTTGCCAATGTTTGACAATGTGTTTGATGCGCCACTAATTGTCTTGTTAGTAAGAGTCTGAGCTGTATCTAAGTCGACTGACTTCTCAGCAGGATATGTACAGAATACAAATTTAGTTCCTGCGCTAAGATTAACAGCAGAGCCTGCGTTAGATGACTCAAGAATAGTGTCACGAGATAGAGTGCCAGCACCTACAGTACCGATGCCTACTTCCCACTCTGCGCCATTCTGAATAGCGTAATATGTGGTATTGGTGTTTCCAATAGCACCAGAGAATGTTTGAAAGCCAGTAACTGCACCACCAAGCGTAAGCGTACCTGTGCCTGTTGTGGTAGATGTTTCCTGAACCCTATCCTTGACTACATGAGGCATAATTTACCCTTTAAGCTAGCGTTACAGACAGGTTGCCTGAGTTAATCTTGAACACATCGCCATTGTCAATCACTTTTGATGTGTCAAGGGCTGTGTGGTATAGCAAATTGCCACCACTAACAGCATCACGCAAGCCAATCCAACCTACAGTTCCCCATAATGCTGTAGCTTGCGGGAATGTAACATCAGCATTTGATGCAGATACACCATTAGATGGCGCACCGAATGTAACGATTTGACGAGCATATGAGCCACCTGATACTTCTGTGCCTGTGTCAGCGTCTGTTGGGTCGCTTGTGTATAGCGCTACATATACATTTGTAGGCGCTGTGAATGTAGAGCCTCGAATTGTGCCGTTTATCAGCGCATTCTCTAGGTAGTTGGACATTTCAGCCATGATTTTTCCTTATCGTAAAGTTGTCGTTATAGCAATAGGTGAAGCAGAATACTCACCTTGGTCATCAGATACAGTTAATGCTTGCAATCCTCTGTCATACAATGCAGCCCATGTTTGTACACGCTGGTCATTCATTAGATATGGCTCTGCCTCTGCTAGAGCGGCATAGAGCAACAAATCAGGGCAGACATTGGTAAAGGTATTAGTCGTATTAGAATCGCTCAAATATGGTGGTGCAGCGTAATAAATCATCTGCAATGTGTAGTTTGAGTCAGGGATTGGTGCAAACTGGAATTCTTCAGCTAGGATTGTGTACTTTGTAGGCAACCCACTTATCTCTGAGAATGTGTTTCTGTAAAATGCGCTAGGTGATAGGTATTCTACTGTAGCTACAGGATTGGAGTTGACATGAATGTCACGCATCTGCAAAAAGTCAGATGGTAGCTCTACTGTTGCTGTATCAGGCGTTGCTTGTGTAGTTACAACCTTCAACATCTGACGAACACGCAAATCTCTACGCAGGCGCACTTCACCTAATTGAATAAATGTAGGGATTTGGGCGGTTAAATCACTTCTAGCTAAGTATTCAGCTATAGATGATTTAAGGTCTGCGTAGGTAGCTATTGCCATTATATTCTTCCTGGTCTAGTTCTAAATACCCTGTTTTCAGGGGAATTAAGCCATGCTTTAAAACGAGGCATATCTATTACAGTAAAGCCTCGTGTAATACCTTGAGCTTCAAGGTCTTGGAAAACTGTTAGTGGGATACTTGCTACCTTGTTATTTAAGGTATCGCCCCATCTTGCTCTTTCATCAAAAGAGTTAAATTGTGCTTTGTTGCTTTCAACAATATCGGTAATGTTCTGAGTTTGCTTGATTAGCAGATTCTCGCCATCATCTTTGAACTCAGTAGTTTTAATGCCATCATTTAATATATTTTCAGCCATAATAAAAAGGGAGAGAGTTTCCCCTCCCCCTTCCCCGCAGATTAGGTTAAGTCAGCGATAATGCCGTGAGCAGCTTGGTTGTTCACTTGTAAAGTGTATTCAACCAACAACTGTGTTCTCTCGGAGTCACCGTTTTTAGCCAATTCGTTAGTTTGGAATGGGCGTAGGTAAGATACGGAAGCCATTTCTGTGTCTAACAAGAAAGCTACATCGTCATTGTCTGCATTTGGGATGAAGCGGTCTGGAACGATTTGGATGATACCGAAATCGGACACATACACATCAGCAGCAGCAATAACTTGTGCTTGTTGGCTAGCAGGAACATCACGGAAGCGTGTAGCAATGCCTGTGAATGTAGATGCAACAACTTTTTGTGCTGGAGTTACCAACAACATAGTTGGAGAACCACCGTTTGTGAAGCAGCTTTGCATTACATTGTTCAACAATGTTGCAGTAAATGCACGGTCTGTACCAGTTACACGAGCAGTTGTACCCAAGTTACCAGCAGTACCATCAGTACCACCAGAGTAGTTGGAGTTCAACCATGTTTGCAAACCACCCAATGTACGAGCAGTTGTAGAACCGTTACCATCAGCAGCAACTTGGTTGCTCAATAAGATAGCTTCCATGTCACGCTTCAATTCAGAAGAAGCCTTAGCTAATTGGTAGGCCTTTTCTGAGCGGCGACCTGCTTTGTTTACAGTTTCCAAAGTGCCAGAGATAGCAATGGTTTTTTGTGAAATCTGAGTACGGTTGCCAACACGAACTGTTGGGGATAATGTTGCAGAAGTAGCGTTAGCACCTTCGATTGCAGCATTGCTTGTATTTACAGAAGCCAAGCTGTCAGTTTGCCATTCGTGCAAACGAGCTGTAGCAGTAGTTTTACCTACAGAACTCATGAATGGAGTGTCAGTTGGGGAGATGTTGTAAATAACATCCATAAGGTCTTCACGCTGACCAATAGCGGTATAGGTTTGATATGTAGTCATTTCTTATTTTCCTTAAATAAATCGTTCAAAAATACGAGCCGCATCTTTGACCTTGCCAGACTGTTTCAACTGGCCTCTGTCACGCTTTGCTTGCTCGCTATTGCTGTATTGTTTTGATGTACTTGTGCCAGACTTCATCGCTTTTGGCGCTTGACTGACTTTCTTAGTAACATCAGGTTTAGATTTTTGTAATCTAGCGTATTGCATTGCATCATAAAGAGCCTTAACAGTACGAGCGTCATAAACTGAGTTGACTTCCTCATCTGTATATCCAATGCTCTTGGCATAGGCACGCAACTCTTTACGCAAAGAATCGCCTTTTTCTGCATTTGCATAGTCTGGTATTAGCTGGGAAACTAATTGCGCTTGTTGAGAGATATAAGCCTTCTGTTGCTGTGTCATTTCCGCTTGTTGCATCATTGCAAGGCGTTCCTGTTCAGCTCTAATGGCAGCCATCTGCTCTTTTTGTTGCGACAATTCAGCTACTTTTACAGCATATCCTATAGGGTCATTCTCCTTGAGATACTCAAGGTCATCACCTTTGGGAGCGCTTTGCTCTAAATATTGCTGTAATGCTTGCAAGCGTTGTGCATATTCCATGCGTTCCTTGCGAGCTTCCTCAATCACCTTAGACTCAGACTCTAATTGCTTGCGAGCCTCAGCTACTTGTTGAGATTTCTTTGTGTAGTCAGCGCCCTGTTGAGCAAGTTTAATGAGTTCGCTTTGGGTTATCTCACGCTCTTCGCCAGCCATCTTAATGCGATAGGTTGGTTCGTCTTGAGAGTCCTCTTCGTTCTCTTCTTCCTCATCGGAATCGGCTTCTTCTGCTTCGTCTTCCTCTACATCATCACCGATATAGCCATCTGCCTCGTTATCCTCTTGCGATGCTTCTACTTGTCCTTCTTCAGGGGCTTCGTCATCACCAAGCATACCGAACATCTGACTTGCTGCTTCATTTATAGTAAGTCCATTACCTGATTCAGGTGTCATGGTTGTTTCCATTGTTTTTACCTCTTGTTATGCAGTTGCGTACTGCTTACGATTGGTAGAAAACCTACCAAATTTTCCATCGCTTATCACGAATTTCGCTAGATGCAGCGATTGATTCGATGTGCGATTTGATGTCTTTTAGGGCAGATAACTTGACATAAGCCAATTCACGCTCTTTAACATCATGTTCGTTTGAGTTTGCAAACTTCTGATATTGCAAGTCCTCTAATTCTTTTAATACTGTCTTGAAAAACTCATTTTCAAGCAATAAGTGAGCTTCCTGTATTCTGTCCAACAGAACCTCCTAGTAATCCCATAACATCGTCTGGGATATTGAGATTGTTTAAAATGTCATAGCCCAAGTATTGACCTGCGCCATAACCTTGTCTTTCAAATAAGTTGTTAAACCAGTCAGGTGTAGGTGGTGAAATGAAATCTGTGCCCACGCCATCTAGCCTTCTTGGGCTTCCGTATGTAACGCCGCCTGTACCAGCACCAGGGTTTAGCATATCTTTAATGTTGTCCACTACAGCAGGGATTAATGTTACGCCAGCAATAGCCGCTGGAACTTTCCAGTCATCCAATAATCCACCGCCTGTATTGCCTGTGTTGCTGCCGCCAGTTGTGGTAGTTGGTGTCGTAGTGCTTGTTCCTGCGCCTGCATATGTGCCTGTTTCAGGATTAACTATGTTTACACCAGCGCCTGTGAATGGTAGGCCAGTAGTTGCATCAACAATGTTGCCGAACTGGTCATAGGTTAAATTAATACCTGGCGCGCTAAATGGTTTCCCTGTAGCTAAATCTACAATCTTGCCATCAGCATTAACACCTAAGTTAATGCCTGCTGTGCCGCCTGGAACTGATGTAATAGGGCGTAAATCAACAGCGTTTGTGATTGCTGATGTATTAGGCATATTGACATCTAATAAGTCGCCTACAGTAGCGCCTGTGTTGACTGGTGCGTTGTTAATCAGCCCCTTTAATGTGTCGTCCATGCCACTTGTCAGTGCGTTTGTGGCAGAGCCTAGCAATGAACCTGATGTCAGGTTAATGCCTGTGCCCAATGTGTTTAATGGCGTGCTTGCTGTGATTCCTGATACACCTGCGCCTGTGAAAGGCAATCCTGTTGCTGCATCTACAACTTCACCTGCTGCATTTGTGCCCAGTCTGATGCCTGATGATACATTGCCAGAGGATAGAACCTCATCTAAAGCACCACCAACCAAGCTGCCTATATAAGAACCACCGCCTGCCAAAGCTGCATTCTGAGCAATCTCTGCCAATGACAAGTCATTTTGTACACCTGATATAACAGATGACAGAACGCTGTTTACTACATTGGTTGATGCAGAGCCTAGTGCATTGCTAATCAAAGAGCCTGCGCCTGGTATCATAATGTTAAGCATCGCGCCCAAGCCTGCAGTGGTTATCATAGAGCCGAAGCTGTTGTCTGACATCTCTTCTTCGTGCTTGACAATCCACTTCATCAAGTCAGCAGAGTTCATGTTCCATGTTTCTTTGGGAAGTGCAAATGCCTCTGCTATTTTTAAGTCTGGCATTGCATCAGCAGAGCCAAGACCAAGCGCAGTTAAATCCTGCTTTGGAATAATGTTGCTGCCTGCAATCTTGTTGTAGTCACCTAATTGTGTTGTGGCTACCTTAGATAAGTCTTGCATCTGCTTTAATGTAGCAGGGATTTCAGCTGTAGGCACTTCGCCTGATATAACTCTGTAGTATAGGTTGCCAATTTGACTTGTTGTGTCTTGGTATGCTGCACCAGCGTTGGCTAGATTGTTTGCAAATGATTTAATCTCTGCTCTTGTAGGTGCGCCAGGAGTTGCAATAGCAGTCCCTGCTGGATAATAGTATTGCGTTAGTCTGTCTGCTATCTGACCTGGATTTAAGTTCATGCCAAATGCTTTTGTAGCCTCTGGTGTGTATCCAACATTGCCTGTTTTAGCAAGCGATGACTTGATTGTATTGTACTTAGCTTCAGCAGCAGCTAGTGTTGTCTGTGGCTTTGTATATGAGCCATCAGCCTTTGCAACAATATAGACTGGCTTTCCTGATGCGTCATTGTATTGACCAATTTGACCAGGCTTTAGCGCACCAGCCTTTGGTTTAGCATTGAATACCTTATTAACTGTTATCGCCATTATTTGCCTCTAAGTCTTGTTATTGCGTTAATGAGTTCTGCTTTTGCAGCGTCTATGTCTGTAATCTCAGCAATGCGCTTCTCTGCTTCATTTATCTCGTCCATGATAGCTTGACGCTCTGCCAATGATTGTTGTCTGTCAGCCATAGCTGCGTCTTGCAACATCTTAGCTCTTTGCAGTTCAATCTCTAACGCTGCCTTCTGCTCTTGCAATGTCAAGTCAGCTTGTTTAAGAGTAATGTCTGCTATTGCTTTTTCTCTGTCTGCCTGCAATTTAGCAGCTTCTAGTTGTGCGTTTGTCTGAGCTTTTTGAGCTTCAGCCACCAGCTTAGCTTGAGCTGTTTCTGCTTGTAACTGAGCCTTCATCTGCTCTATTTGAGCGATAATGACAGCAGGGTCTTGCGGTTGCTGCTGTTGTGACTGAGTTACTTGCTGGTAAATCATTTGCTCCATCTCAGGAGTTACTTCGTTCATGAACGATGTAGTATCCTTGAAGCCAGCCATTTCAATCATCTTGCCTAGCGTATTGCGATACTGAGCTACAGTCACCAATGGGTTAGTAGCACCATATGTCTGAATGATTTGCTCTTGTTTAGCTAGAATCATCTGCAACATAGCAATCTGCTCTTGGCGATTACCATTGCCTAAGCCTACATTGATTGTTACATCAAACTGATTTGTCCACTCTCTTGGGTCAAACTGCACAAACTTACCATGCACCTTTGCCGTGAGTGGCTTATCTTGATACTTGCACAGCAGGTGCAGTATGCCCTTGAAAAGTGATTTCACACCTGTTTCTGCAAATAGACGAGCTATTAGCTCTAGTTTGCCTGCTGCTTGTTGAGTCATAGCAGCAACTGCTGTGGCTGTTGTGTTCTGTAGCACATTCGGGTCTAAGCCCTGTTGCATATCAGAAACGCCTGTACGCTTGGCTTGGACACTATCCAAATACTCAAGCATAGGGAATGATTGGTTGGCTGTAGATTGAACTGTCAATGGCACTACAGCGCCTGGGTTCTTCACACGAACTACCCCGCCTGCCGTTGATGTCAATAAGTCATCTAGGTTTACTTGACCATCTACTGCTGCAACACGATAGTTGTTTGTCAGATATAGGTTGTCTAGCATCTGACGAGTTACGATAGACTTGATTAGTTGCAAGTCCATTGTTCTATCAGCCAATGATTGACCATAGAACTTATGTGGAATAGGGAATGGACAGATACTGTGGAATGGCACATAGTCGCATTCCTCGTCATCAAGTATCATTTCGCCAGCATATGTAACCTTACGAAGCTCCAGTACACCTGACTTGTTCATGTCAACTTTGATGTAGCACTCATATACCTCTACTTCTTGCATCATGTCATCTACATCGGTGATGTCTTGTGGTATCTCACCATTGGAGTAACGAGCAAGGATTTCAGGGCTGTATGTCAGTCTGTCACCTACAGGGATGTCCATTACGACATCTTTGTCATAGCCCATAGCTACTAAGTCACCACGAGCAATCTTGCGTCTGTGAGCTACGAACTGTGCGTCAGCAATCGTTCTTGCGTGTTTCTCAATCAAGAACTCCTCTGGTGGCACACACTCAATGACAATGCGTGACTTGTCGTTTACACGCTTAATCTTGATGTTATGCAAGCTGTAAGGCGCTTGACCTTCTAGCTCATAGTTTACTGTTTCCTGCTCTACTACCTCAAACTCACCATCAGCCAACAACATAGTCAGCTCGTCATCAGTTAAGCCTTTATACTTCTCTTTGGTTTCGTCTTTGTCAGATAGCCAGTATGCCTTTACGACACCTACCTTCTGCATCAAAGCATCTTTAAACCAGTTGTGCAGAATCAGGAAGCCATCGTTTTGTTTGTAGAATACCCAGTTCGCTAAGTCTGTTGCTTGGTCTGCTAGTGGCTCGTCACCATCTTTGGTAGCCTCGAACTTCACTACATCCTCTGTGCTGGTGAACACACGAATAAGCTGTGGCAATGCGCCATCAACTGCTTCTGCTACTTCACCTGTGACAACTTGTGACCGACCTTCTACTTCGTTTCCGTAAGGGTGACGCAAGTAGTAGTCCATTGCCGTAGCTCTGTCCTCTACTGTCTCGGTCTCAAGATAACCAATAGCGTTATCTATCTCCGTACGGATTATCGTCTTTAGCTCTAATTCAGTCATTATACTATCCAAGATTTGTTGTAGTTTAAAGGCTCGCCCCAAGTCGTTTCGCCTGAGTCTAGTCCAATCGCTAAGTATCTAAATGCGTCAGCACCATGCGATGAGAAGTCATGTAGCGGAGTGTCGTAGAATACATTACGCTTCTCGTCAAACACTCTGCGATAGTTACGCAAGCAAGTAATGCCCTGCGCTGTCTTTTCTTTGTCAAAGTAGCATCGTGGCAATATGCGTCTAACAGCTTGTATGCCATCAGCAACACTTAGTCTAGGCGCTACGATTATGTCTAAGCCTGACTCCATCAATACTTCTTTACGGCTCTTGCCTGTGCCAAGCTCTCTTACCTCTACATCATGAGGCAGTATGTGTGTGCAATGCTTCCAGTTGTTATCCCGTAGCCAGTTCACATACCACTCTAGCGATTGACCATTGTTCTCTACATAGTCAACCAGCCTTACTTCGTTACCTACAGCTTGAGCAATCCAGATTGCAGTAGTATCGCTGATACCCAAATCCCAAGCACTATAAGTACGACACAAATCGTCTCTAGCAACTCGACTAACTCTGCCTTGCTCTTCCGCTTCATTCATCAGCACCCCATAGTACGAGCCTTCGACCGCAGCATTGAAGCTACACTCAAACTCTTGGTTGTACTTGTCATCGCCCATCTCTATACGAGCTGAACGCAACTCCACATCAGGCAGTAGCTTTGTTTCACTAGCCTTAAACTCTAGCAAAGCCCAGTCATCAGACTTCTCTGCTCTATCTCTAAAGTCTTTAAAGTGATTGTTGCCTTTGGGTGTTCCAATGAATAAGCACCAGCCTTGGCGGTCTGCTAAAGCTGGGCGAATAATCTCATTCCATATCTTAGGGTTCTGGTCGCCAATCTCATCTAGCACTACACCATCAAAGTATTGACCACGCAGAGAGTCAGAGTTATCCGAACCATATAGGCTTATGCGTCTGCCCATAAAGTCAACTCTTAACTCAGATATGTTTACTGTTGCACCTAGCGGTCTAGTGAACTCTACTAGATAGTCAAACGCAATGCGCTTTGCTTGAGCGTATGTAGGTGCAATATAAGCATACCTAGGATTAGGCTTCTCGTTTTTTAATGATGAATGAATGAGCTGATTAATAGCAGCCACAGTTTTGCCCATTCTTCGGTGAGCTACACATACTACAAAGCGGTTCTTCTTTACAGCTTTGTGTATTAATGTTTGCGGCTGTCTTGGCTCATAGCCAGTATTAATCGGTGTCATCTATGCCAGTAATAATTTTAACTGTTATTGGCGAGCCTTCTGAGCCGCTTATTTCATGCGCTTGGGTTTCTTTCCAACCTGCTCTTGTCTTTAACCAAAATATAGCTGCAGATGTGTTGCCTTCCTTTGCCTGCTGAAATAGCGTTTGCCCAATAGAAGCATTGGCATCTATGCGACCATCCTCAAGCTCTTTCTTGTAATGCTTGACCAATGTATCGTCAGAGATGTCTAGCTTTTGCGCTATGTCTATGTAGCGAATGCCAACAGCACTAAGGCTTCTTACTAGCTTACGGCTTTCATCTGTAGGGATATGCTCTTTTCCTTGCATATAAATCCCCTTTATAACTCCGAAAGTTGCCCAGCTAAATGTTCTGCAAGCTCCACAGACATAATAGCTATTTGGACAATTTCTAACTTATCTTTATTAGGAAGCATAGCCAAAGCATCCTCTGCGGCTTTCTTATGCACGAATGCACTACCATCTAAAGGTGATTTGTCATGCTTATATCTTACAGCCCATCTTTTGAATATCATAATAGCTCCGCTTTCTTTCCAGTAAAGTTTTCCCAGCGTTCTATTATAACGTCACAGTATTTAGGGTCAAGCTCCATTATAAGAGCATTTCTATTTGTTCTTTCTGAAGCAATTAGTGTGCTACCAGAGCCTCCAAACAAATCAAGAACAATATCTCCGCTTTTGCTAGAGTTGCTTATAGCTTTTTCTACTAAAGCAACTGGCTTTGGCGTTGTATGACCAACCACCCTTTCTTTATCAAATTTCCAAACTGAAGTTTGCTTTCTGTCAGAATACCAGCTATGGCTTCCGTTATTCATCCATCCATATAAACATGGCTCATGCTGACTTTGATAATCCGTTTGACTTAAAGTTAAACTATTTTTTGCCCATATAATCATTGAGCTAAAGTGGAAAAATTCTCTAAATACCTTATGAAAAACATCAGCACATTTATCAGAATGAAAGCAATAAATTGATGCACCAGATTTGCAAACTGTTAAATAATTTGCAAAAGCTCCTCTTAAAAGTTCTTCAAGCCCATTTCTTGAGTCATTATGAATGCCTTTGTAATCAACTCCATATGGCGGGTCTGTAAATACCATATCAGCTTTTTGACTTCCCATCAGCCTTTCTACATCGGTGATACTTGTGCTATCACCGCACATCAGCCTATGGTTGCCTAGCTTATATATATCACCTAGCCTTGTTTTAGGCTCAATAGGAACTTCAGGGACATCATCTTCATCTGTTAGACCATCAATAACTTCTGGCTCAAGCAAAGCGCTTAATTCTTTAGCATCAAAGCCAAGCATACTTAAATCTATTTGACTATCTAACTCTTTAAGCTCTAGCGATAGCAACTCTGTGTCCCATCCGCTATTTAATGCTATACGATTATCTGCAAGTATATATGCTTTTCGTTGAGATTCGCTTAAATGCTCTAACTTAATTGTTGGGACTTCAGCTAGCCCTAGTTTTTTGGCAGCCATTAAACGACCATGCCCAGCAATTATTCCATTGCTCTCATCAATTAAGATGGGGTTATTAAACCCAAACTCTTTAATGCTTGATGCTATTTGCGTTACTTGATTATCATCATGCGTTCTAGCATTGTTAGCATAAGGAATTAGTTTATCTACTGCTATATATTCAATTTTATACATTTATATGCGACTATCTTACGATGTCATCGCCCTCAGTTGTTTGTTACCTTAGTAATAATCGTCTATCGTAATCTACTGCTCTTGGTGGCACATTAGGCATTGGCATTACTCGTCTGTCAGTATCTACTGCTCTGAATGGTGTTGTTGGTGTAATCTGTGGCATTGGTTGCTGCATCATGCCTCGTTGCATCATCATCTGTTGCATCCATGGTGGGATTCTTTGCTGTAACTGTTGAAGCATCTGTGGGTTAAAGTTCATGAACTGCATTGGTGCTTGAGGCATCATCTGTGGCGCTTGTTGCTGTGGCATACCACCTAGCAAGCTAGGCATCCCTGCCATATTCCCCATGTTTGGTTGTGCCATCATCATAATTATTTGCCTTTTTTCTTAGTTGCGCCAAATTGCTTCATGGCTTTATTGATTTGGTCATCTGTGGTTTCAGCTTTCTTTACTGGCTTTACCTTGTGATACTTGCCACCAGACCACAATGCCGTCATCTTCTCAGCTATCTTGTTTAAGTCACGCATTATTTTTTGCCTTTTTTAGCCACCTTCATTGGCTTACCAGACTTCATTGCGTCTTTTTTAGCTTTTGCCATACCTTCTTTGGTATATGCGTATTTTTTGTTTCCGACCATTGGCATGATTATTTTCCTTTTTTCTTAGACATTCCAGCTTCTGAAAGTGCGATTGCTACAGCTTGCTTGCGAGATTTTACTTTGCTACCAGATGAGCTTTTCAACTTCTTGTCTTTATACTCACCCATTACTTTAGCTATCTTATCTGCTGCTTTATCGGCATTACGCATCATAATCGTCATCTCCCATGTATTCTTCTTTGTCTTTGGATTCGTACTCTTTTGCTTCCCATGCCTGACAACTTCTTGGCACATGGCAGATAAAATGCAATTTTGTGCAGTAGCCTCGTTGAGCCTTGTAGTTCTCGTAAACATCGTATTCGTTTCTTGGCACTTCATTCATAGCTACCATCATGGTGTCGCTATTATCAAAGTATTCACAGTTGGCACATAACTGACGCTTTGCTTCATCTACAGAAACATTGCGAATCTTTGCCATCTTGCGCCATTCAGCCTCATTAGGCGCATCTACATCCATTGGGATAAGATTCCAGTCTTTAATGGCAATCTTAGTATTCTTTAACAGCTCTTTAGGTGATTCAATCATCTTAGAGCTAGTAGTTAGAAGTCCCATGAATTTCATAGCGTGCCTTTGGAATAAAAAAAGACCGCATTAAGCGGTCAAAGTGGCAGATATATTTGCCAAGAGTGTAAATGGGAGTGGTGGGAATTTTGGGCGCACCTCTCCTGTCATGGTTCGTGATGTTACACGAAAACTATACGCTTGTCAAGTACAATGCTCAAAATAGGTTCTTTTTCTCTAGCTTTGTTGTTAATTCTACAACAGCTAACTGGTAGTTGTAGGCAATAGACATCATTGTCATGTTTGTTTTGTTCCCTAAATGTGTAGCATACACACTTTCTTTTAGCTCTTTAGGCAAATCATCTATCACTCTGTCAACAATCAAGACCTGCTGTACATCCATGTCTTCTGTTAAATCCTCAAAGGAACTAGCGCCACCAGTTGAGAATCCTACAGACTTGTTGCTGAATCCTAGCTTGCTAGAGTTGCCATGCTTCATGTAATCAGTCCACAGCTCTAAGTAATACTTGACTCTATCAATATCCACTACATATCCCCCCATATCTCTTGCTTTACCCTACGACACTCATCAGAAACAATCACGACCTTGCACATACCACCAGCAACTGGCTCACGCTTAACTACGACTATCGTATCAACAATCTCATCATCATATATAACGCCTGTATGCTGTAATGCGTCTAGCAAACACTTTAGCCTATTGTCTGCGTCATACTTCCGTTTGTTAGGAGGGTATAAAGCTACGAACACCGCTGCACGCTCACCAATAAACTTTGCTTTAGCTTCTACTACAGCATCCTGCACTTTGGCTCTAAACTCATGAGCTGACTTTTTGAGATATTTTCGCTTTCCTGCTTGTCCCCACATATGGTTTACAGTAAGTGGGAAAGGTAGAGTTAGTTTAATCATTTTAGCTTTAGGTGCTCATTCTCAATTAAATACTGCATTGTCTTGATATATGCTTGATTCCAGCAATCTCTGCGCTCATCTCTGGAGTATGAGTTGCCGTTGTCTAGCTCTGTATGGCATCTGTGGCACATTGCAGCAACAAGTGCATCGCTGACCTTCATGCCCATGCCTTTGCCTTGATTCCTATGAGCAGCACATACTGTGCCATCCATCTGCCCACAATTCATGCAAGGCAGTTCCCTGAGCGCTTCTAATAGTTTCTTGTTTCTATAAATCATTCTTGCAAATACACTCCATGTTTAGCTGCCCATTCCTCAACTTTCATCATAAACTCGTTGAGAGCTTCAACAGTCAAATCAGAAGTTGCTCGTAATACATACACAGTACGACCATCAGATGTATTGTATTCATCGTAGCCAAGCCATCTATCTTTCATCATAGCCTTCCACCATTGATGCGGATGATGCAGTCCATCAGCGCCCTTTACTTTTTCAGCAATCTCATGAAACAGTAAATGCAATCGCCTGTTTTGTTCACTTGTGCGTTTTTTTACTTGACCGCATGCTGGACATCTTTCCGCCATTCTTGCTCTCCATTTTTGGCATTGTAGCTGGAGTTACCCAGTTCCCATCAATTTGCTTATATCCTTTAGACCTGAACACTTGCCCATCTTTCTCTGCACGATACTCAACTTTGCCAAATACTTCCGTCATTTCTTTTAAGAATTGATTTACTGTTTTCATTGGAAAGTAATCCTATCACCAAAGTCCACAACATCCATCTCAATTTTTCTAGAAAACTGAGTTACCTCAATGAACTGTTGCAAATGCGCCCTATCGTTACAAGTTACTAAGGCTACAAACTCTTCTGTGTCTGCATCATATAGCTCTGCTAGTATCACCATGTGTTCCTTCTGATAATTGTTTCACTAACTCTCCCTGATGCAAGCGCTTGATATAGCGCATCATGCAAATCAGGGTATTCTTGACGATACCATGACTCAGATTTTACTTCCTTCGTTTCTTGCTCTTTAATCCAATCTCGTCTGTAGTTATACAGAGTAAAGCCAGACACCTTCAAAAATGCTTGTATCTCTTCTAGTGGAGAGCCTCTTGATAGCATATCAAAAGCCACAGCTCTTTTGTCATATGTCATAGCCTCTGTAGATACACGCTCATTGCGCCTTAGCCATCTACGCATTCTGTAAACAAGCGCATTAGTCATCACTTCCACTTCGTCTTCAGTTAAATCGTCTATTTCTTTAGCAATATCTTGCATTACACCATTTGCATAGTCTGTAACAGATTCGTCTTTGTTGCTACGCTTAACCCAACATCTAGTGTAAAAGATAATTGACTTCTTGATGGCGTCTTCAGCCTCTATATCAAACTTCTGTATGTCCTCATACATCTCTCTGATAACACCATTTGCAAATTTAATTAAATTACTCTCGTTCATCACTCTCTCTCCTAAAGTGTTTTGAAATACTGCTCTTTTGAAACATAACCACATCTCTTGTAATCATAATATAACTGAGCCATGCCAGGATGTCCATTGGAATTAAATCTGACCTTCTGAACATGAACCTCTGTACGCTCTGGCTCGTTAATTACATCTCTCCATATGGCAATAGCATTATCCGCTTTATTATACCAATGAGCGCTTCCGCTTATATCGTATGGCTTTGGCACAGGATAGTTTCCATCAGCTTGTTTTTGTAGCTTCATAGGGTGAGCAACCAAGAATAAATGCACATCATACTCACGAGCTGCCTTACGAAGTATTGTAAGCGTTTGTGATATGTATTCTGTTTCGCTTAATCCTGATGGTCTGCTATGGTCAAGCTCGTTCCAAGGGTCAATGACCAATGCTTTAGGGAATCCTATCTTGCTGTCCAGCCATGGCAATGCTTGCTCAATAATATCTCTTGGAGTAAACGACTCATCATCAACTTTGACGAATGAAAAGTAATTGTCAGCAACTTCCATCGCCTTCCACATTTCGTCTTCAGTCATCTTGTTATTCCCCCATAATGGCTTATGCACAATCTTTTCAAGGATTTTCTTGCAATGCATTTCTAATGGGTGGTTTTCAGGTGAAAAGAAACAAATGCGATATTTGTGCTTCCTAGCAAGGTTTACACATAAAGCATCTAGCCATTCTGATTTACCATGTGATGGCATACCAGTAATAACTGTAAGCTGTTTAGAACGGATGGTAAGAAACTCATCTACGC